CAGCTTCCGCAGCTCCTGTTGTTAAGCGACTAGCTTCAGTTCGTAACGCAGATATAGCGTCTTGTTGTCCACTAATTTGTTTTGTGTACTCTATAAGAGACCCTTGAAGTCCCCCAACAGGGTTGTATTGCTCTAAACCTGCTGCTAACTCTTCGGCTTTTAAAGCTTGTGCTTGTAGTTGATTAGCTTCTGTAGTTAAGTCTTTTTCTATTTTTAATAAAGCAGTAGACTCTTGTATTGTATCAGGAGCAAACTCTTTAGGAGGAGCCCGACCAACGTCAATTTCAATAGGGGCTCCTGTAAGAGGGTCTGTGTCGAACCGTATCGTCCGTTTTTCTTCAACGCCTGTTTGAGGGTTTGGGCGCATAAGGTCTTTAAAAACAGGAGCAGCCCTACTACCAACAGCCCTAGGCTTAAACCTGTCTCTGAACCCTTGAATCTGAGGTTCAACAGCTTCAATATCAGTTTGACCAGTTACAAGCCCTTGTAAAACACCTCTAACTTGTAGTTTATCTTCTTGAGATACTCTAGGATCTTGCATAAACCCCTGTAGCTGTGTTATTGCTGCCTTTCTTTTTGCCTCTTTTTGTCTTGTGGTAGTTTCTAAATCTGTTCCTTTTTGTGCAAGATCTAAAGCCATTTCAAGGTCTCCTGCAGATAGAGCCTGTTTTGCAGCAGTCGTAAAAGACTCAGGAGTTTGGGGTCCTCCTGTCAACAAACCCTCAAGCGCCTTTTGCTGGCCTAGTTTCTGCTCAAGAGCAGTAGCAGCTTGCATTACTTTAGCCGCTTGTTGTGGATCTATAGCAGCCAACTGTTGCCCCAAGATCTTCATACTTGTGAAGTCTCCAGAACCTTGTGCGCCTTGTATTTGCTGCAGCAGCTTATTAACTTCTTGCTGCTTCTGCTGCTCTTGTCTACGACCCGGAATACCACCAATAGCTTGACCCAAGCCAAACATGCTTTCCTGAAAGCCGGGTCTGCCTAAGTTAGCTAAGAACTGTTGTGAAAATTTAGCCATTATGTATTCTCCTTATTCAAACAAGCTACCAAGGGCGCTTCCTGCGATTCCAGTACCTAAAGCACCTGCAAGATTAGCTTGTGCTTGTGCAGCAGTCAGCAACGCTTCTAAACCAGAAGTATAGGTTTCGCCATAAGCGCCAGCTTGTTCCGACAGAGCTTGTCTTCTTCGTTCTGAAGCAGTCATACCGGGTTGCAAAGCACCAAGCAATTGTGCCTGTGGTACGTAACCAGCAGCCATCATTCCTGACATATTTTGTAGATCTACTCCCTGCAACTGTCTGGGAGTCATTCTGGCTTGAGTTCCCATACCAAACATACCGGAAGCAAGACCTTGTAAATTAGCAGCCCTTTGAAGAGCTAATTGTTGTTCAGCACCTGACTGCTGCATAGCCATAAGAGACGCTTGGTTTTGAGCCTCTGCTTGGGCTTTAGCTCTTGCTAGTTGTTCAGGTGTTCCACCAAACTGCGCTGTACGTACACCTGTGCGTCCTTGAGCAGCTAAACGCTGTTCTAAAGCTAAACGCTCGCGTTCTTCTTCAGGAGTTTGTAATGCCCTAAGTTGTCCGTAAACTTGTTCTTCTCTGGCTGCTCTGTCCATAGCTCCAGCATCTACGGCAGCTTGCTGTGCTTGTGTCATTAAAGCGCCTACACCTCCGTAAGCTTGATTAGCTAACTCTTCGTACCGAGGGTCGTAAGGAGCAGTAGCTTGCCTAGCTAACTGACCTGCGCCACCAAACAAAGACTGTTGGTATGCTTGTTCTTCAGGAGAAGTAGCCAGTTGGTAAGTCATCTGACCCGTAGTAGGATCTTGGACCATGCCAAACTGACCACCAGTAGCAGAAGTTACAGTGTACGGCTGAAACTCTAGCATACCTGAGAGTTTCTCTGCAAGGCCCCCTTCTCCTGCTAGTTCTTCGTAGCCTTTAGTTCCTATTTCTCCTAACTTGTCATAAGCTTCTTTAGTTAAAAGGCCTCCTGCGGCCCCGCCTAATATTTGAGTTAACCAATCTGGCATTAGTATGTCCCTCCGTTAATCGTCCCTGTAGCTAATGTACCTGTAAAGGTCAGCGCAGGTATTGTTACAGTCCCTGTGAACGTAGGACTAGCAGTGTCTGCTTTTGTAGCTATTGCAGTTCCGATGTTATCAAACTCAGTTTCAAACTCAGTTCCCTTAACAATTTTATTAGGGTCTCCTGCAGATAAAGTATCTTTTGCAGCAAAGTCCGTTACCTTAGTATAATTACTCATAATGTTTTACCTACTAATGCAAGTACATTGATTTCTTGTATTGACAGTTCGTTACCATTGATGCTTGTTTCCATACCTATGCTCAATGTTCCTCCACTGCCGTTAGTGTTTACAGCATCTTTAGACGTTAAAATACCGTCTGAATATTGTCCTACAGTGTATTCATCTATTCCAAACTCTGCTTTTGCTTGGTCTCTTAAAACAATAATACTTGTGTTGTAAGAAGAACCAAAGTCGTAGTCCCACTTTAGTAGTATATTGAGGCCACTACCACCGACTATTGTTGGTCTAATCTTTTTAAGAAACTTAAGTTTAGAAGGGTCACCAAAAGACAACTCAGGGCTAAAGTACTTGAAGCTGTAGGAACTGCCATTGTCCTGAAAACCTGTGTACTGCCCTATGCCCTGTGCGCTTCCTATGAGTAAGTCTCCGCTGTCCTTGCGTTCATAACAAGTGAAACCAGTTCCGGGCCAGCGTGTAACTCTATATGACCCGTTTTCTAAAGTTCCTCTAATGTCAAAACAATAAGTCATGTTTTGGTTTGTAAAAGTTAGTAGGTAGAAGTTTGCTTCTGGGTAATACACAGACTTGTAAACTTCGTTTGCTTCATTAGTTAGCTGAATGATGTCCGTGGTAATCGTCCCGGACAAACTGCTTATTGGCATGGACTTTTCTTGTATCGTTCTTCCGAAGCTTTTTAAGCCAGACTGAGAAAGAAAGATTACGTCTACACCAGTGTACTGTACCGTGTCTCTGCCTACGCAGCCAACACCGGAAATAGTGTCGGACAAAGCCATAGTAGCAGGAGCGTCAGCACCTGAGTAAACTACGATACTACGCTTGCCAAAGATAATCAAGAGATTATTATGTGCAGCCAGTGCGACAATTTCGTCGTGACCGTCAGGCCACACTTTAGATATGTCGATGGACCCAGAGGTTCCACCGGACCAGTCATGTCCTATCAAAAGGTCAGACCAATAAACAGTTGACTTGTCTGTAGCGAAGTCGGCAGTCCAGAGTCTACCGTAAGCCGCCAAGACTTCATTGCCGTACATCGTTGAAGCAACACCTGCTGCACTGTTGACAGAGCTTAGTGTCACTACGTTGCTGTTAGCGCCTCCGGGGCTGCCTGAAGCAGTTACGTTGTATATCAGAGGTTCAAACCCACGCTGAAAGAAGTAGATACTGTCGTTAAAATTGACCATCTTCCAGTCGTCAGCAGTGATTGTGTAGCTACCCGGAGTCTCGTCAGCCAACGTGGTTGTACCACTGAGTATCTTGTTGTTGCCCACGGAGAAGATCTTAGTGTTGCCGTTAGCGTCTCTGAACTCCTTAATAGCACTCAGGTTGTCACTACCTAACTCCGTCTTGTTAGTAGTCGTTACGTTGTAACCCTTACGTGCTGCTATACGCCCTCTTTTGTCGATCACTGCATTGTCGGCAGTCTCAGCAAAAGAAGGGTCCTGAGACAACGGTGAGTCCTCAGTGTTGATACCCTTGAAGCCCGGAGCTACAAGATTAATACTTTTTAGTTCTTGTGCCATATAGTGTGTACCTTAAGGCGTGTAGAAGATAGTTTCTTCTGGGTGTCTACCAGCGTCCTGTGCAATAGCGTCTGACAGGTACTTGTTAGCCATAGCGAAGTACTCTTGAGTCGAAGTACCACCAGTTTCTCCACGCTCACGAGCAGCAAAGGCTACAGCAAGGTGCATTACTGGCATCGCTGGTATCTTCAGAGTGTCAGTGTCTGCACTCAAGTCAGGATTACGTAACGCACAGTTAAAACGTAAGGAATAAACTCCGTCAGGCTTTGGGTAAATGTCGATCAAAGTGTCACCGTCTGAGTCAACACCGTTGTACGTGTAGTACATTGGTGACCCTGTTTCCGGCGCTGACAATAGGAACTGTGAGTCAAACCAGTTGTTAGTTTGGTAGTGCATCACGAAGTTAGACGTGTCGTTCAACACGTTTAGTTCCTTGATGTTATTCTGGCTGCCAGTCAAGGAGTAATTGAAGACGTCAGCCGTAGTAGTAATCGTAAGTGTAGTCCTAAGTGCAGACCAGTCCCATGAGTTTTCCACAAGGTCCTTTGCGTCATTCACAAGGTCACCTATGAGTTTACTGTAGGAATTAGTTTGCACAGAAGAAACTTCTGTTTCCCTAAGCCTCCTAAGTACATTGTTGACTAGATCTTTGTAAGTCATTAGATCATCCCTTTAAACAAACTTTCGTTAATAATACGGTCCAACTCAACAGTGTAGTCTTTAGGCTGGTACTGTACTCCTACAAACTGTGGCAACTGATAACTTAAGCCGCCCATGTATCCACCACGGGACCCCGGCGCACCTGCTGCTCCTGTTGCTCCTGTTGCTCCTGTTGGCCCTGCTGGTCCGACTAAAGGTTCTTCATCGACTCCAACGACTGGGAGGTCATCGTCGTTCTCACCACCGTCGTTTATTAGACCATCATCGTCTCCGTTTAAACCACCGTCAGGCTGAGTAACTAGTCCGTCGCCACCTCCGTTGCCACCATTGCCACCATCGTCAGTACCACCGCCGGGAAAGACATCTCCTACTTCAATCCCGCCTCTTCCAAATCTCCCATCATCAGTAACAACTCCTTTATCGTCACCGTTGTCATTACCGTTGTCGTCACCATTGCCATCATCTGTAGAAGGTAAATTATCTAAATCAATTTCAAATTGTTCAGAGCCTCTATCACTGTAGTCAACTCCACCGCCGCCTTGGTCGTCTTCACTATCGTTATTTACACCACCGCCTGAGTAAGGACCACCTCTGCCATTTACGCTATCGCTTGGTGTTGTGTCGTCAGTTTCTTTTTCGTCTTTTTTGTCTCCGTCAGGATCTTCAACTAATCCTAAATTTCCGGGATCTTCAACAGCACCGCCTTCGCCGTTGTCAGCAGTAGTGTCTCCAAGTCCATCTCCTCCGGCGTCGTCAACGGTGCTTTCGCTAGGGTCTACTTCTTCGACTTCTTCCCATTCTCCATCTTCATTAAAAAATAATTCTCCCACTAATATTGCTGCTGATGAAGATCCAGTAATAGTGCCGTCTTCACTTAAAGAAAGATCATTAAGAAGTACGTTACCTATTTGTTTAATGTCGGCAATAAGTTTACCATCACCGTCCGTTAGGATACTTCCTATCTGACCAAGAGGCCCTAAGATTTCTCCAGCAGAAGTAACAACAGCGTCTTTAATTTCTTGTGAACCAACAAAATTACCGTCTTCGTCAAAAAGAGGTATTCTTATGGGGTTTCCATTTACTTCTATGTTTACTGGAATTTTGAGATCTAACCATGTTCCTCTGTCGGGAGTAGTAGTAAGAACAATAGGAAATGGAAGATTAGGCATTGTTCCTGCTGCAGGTGGCGTAGCAGCGTCTAGTTTTTCTTCAACCCAGTCTAACCACTCGTCTACTGATGTAGGAGTTCCTTTTGGTCCAAAAATAATCTTACCAACAGTATTGCCAACTCCTTCTAAAGCTTTTTTAATGTCGGGCCAAATGTCTGCTTGCTGTTCAGGAGTCAGGCTTGCTAAGTCTACTCCTTCATTTTCAGGAAGAGAATACTTTTCTTCAAAGCTTCCTTCTACCCCAAGACGCTCCATAAATTCTTCAGGAGTGTACGTGTTAGTTGCAGCGTCTCCTTCAAAACCAAAACCGCTTACGTCTTCAACAAAAGTATTAGTCTCTGGATCATACGTTACTGACAGTCCGTACTCTTGTGCTGCTGGAGCATCATTATAACGATCAACCAACTGGTCAAAAGTAAATGTGTCACCTTCTTCAGGTGTAAAAGGATCTTCAGCAATGCCAAAATTAGTTAAAATTTCTGACCTGTCCAGAGTTTTGTTTTCTCCAAACATGTCATCAAAATAGTCATACAAAGACGGAGCGTAGTACTCAAGATAACCTAAGTCACCTAGGAAACCACCAAGCAGAGGGTTGTCTATATTCTCTGCCCCAGTTTCTATCTGGTCCATTACTTGTTTTATACCTAGCTCAAACAAGTTTCGTTCCATGCCTTGAAGACCTAAGACAAAAGCATTGGTTGTTTCTCTGACATCTTTAGCAACATTATAACGCTCGAAGTATTCTCCCAAAGCCCGCATGAAATTGGCTTGCGCTTCATCAGCGGCAGGGTTACTTTCTTTACCATCACCTCTATTCTCGTTTATAAAGTTATCAAAGTCAGTTCTTGGTGAAGAAGGATCTGGTTGTAGCCCTTCCAACACAAAATCAGGAACTGGTAATATATTAGGATCATATTGAGACATTACTTAGACACTCCAGATTTCTTCTCATAAGTTCTCATTGCGCCCAGACCTAACATACCCATCAACACTGGCATCATAGTTTCCAGAGGTACCAGAGGTATCACTATGTCTATACCAAATAAAGCCAAAACAAAGTTACTAAACGGGATGGTAATAAAGTTTCCAAACATACCTAAGACACATACCCAGCCTACTGCTGGTCTCCAACCTGCTACAAATAGAGACTTGTGCGCTGCTTCAACCTTGTTTACCTCAAGTTGAGCCTTAGCAAGCTCCTGAGCGTGTTCCTCAGCCATCGTAGCGACTTCGTGGGCTAACTTAGCCTTAGTGTCAGCATCAGGTATAAACTTATCTAGCAAGCCCGTGACAGGCCCTATGAGCTTATCAATCATTCTTCTTGTTCCATAACTCAAACAAAGTCTTAACCTTTTCTTCCACTACGTCCATACGGGACATGAGTCTACCTAGTGTCAAGACAAGGACAATGAAACCCACAAAGATGGGCCAGATTGAACCAATGAGATTAACGTACTCCATTGTTACACTAGCCTATCTTACTTTCTAAACTTGAACCAACCTTTTACAGTGTCAGTCTCAAAGATTCTAATTACAGTCCATACAATGCTCAAAGCAGCAGCCACAGCAGGAAGCCAGCCCATCAGGGTTGACACTGTTGTTGTTACTGCTACAACGTCTACTACGGCTTTTGCTTCTTCTTGCATTATTGTTTTGCCTTACCAATGTTGACAGCCAGTAGGTCTACAAACTTGTACAGCTTTGCAATCCACTCGTCGTCTTTAGGTGTCGGAGTTACTGCTGCGATAATACTTGCGACAGTGACTATGGTTGTTACAATGGATACTATGCCCATCAAGTCCATTACCACGGTACTCCTGCTGCCTGAGTTGGGTTCTTGTCTGCTTCAATCTGAGCAGCCAGTGATGCCTCAATAGCGTCTTTGTCTACTTCTGCTTGCACCCATCCAATTACGTCTGCTTCAGTCAGCGAGTCATAAGCAATGAACCCAGAAGCAGAAGCATCTGGTGTAAAGCCTACAGTGCCGTAGTTAGAAGCAGAGAAGTCACCGTCTACTGCAGTAGCTCGCCAGTGGGCTACTACTACGCCACCGTCTGATAACTCACGTTCTAAAGTTGAGATTGTCCAAGTTGCCATGTTGTTTCTCCTGTTAAGATTCTAGTGCCGCGATACGGGCTTCAAGTTCTTGTATGGTTGCTACAAGCAAAGGCACAAGTTTGCTTTGGTCAATACCTTGATACTCAGGGTTGCCGTCTGCATCTACTGCGTCTTTCGTGCCGCTAATTGCTTCGGGCACAATGTCCTGTACTTCGTGAGCTAAGAACCCATCGACAGTTGTGTCAGCGTCTGCAATAAAGTTGAAGCGTGAAGGCTTGAGTTGCTTTAGGCGTTCTGTAGCGCCTGACATGGCAACTACATTTTCTTTTAAGCGGTAGTCGGAAGAGGTGTTGTACGCGGTTGCAGACCCAGAAGTTGTAACTGTGCCGACAGTTCCATTGCCGTTTATAAATTTTAAATTCGAAAAGCCACCAGTGCCGCTTCCGCTTGAGTATGTAGTTCTGCCAACCGCTTCAGTAAACGCACCTGCGGCAGAGGAGCTTGGAGTTGTGCCGTGAGTTGCATTGCCTGACAGGTAGAGGTCTTTGAAGCGGTTACCAGAGCTACCAAGGTCTAAATGAGCGTCAAGCGCACCACTTTGGTTTCCTGGGGATATTTTATTTGTCCCTCCAGTAAGTGAAGCACCGTTTGTTCTAGGGTCTAAAACTATTTCAGTAACAATACCAGAGAGGCTACCAATACTACCGACTTGGGTGCCGTCTTTATAAAATTGCACAATGTCACCGTCAGATGACAACCTATTAAGCAACAAATTAGTATTACCTGAGCGTGTGCTTGTAATTCTTCCATCTGCGCGATTTTCTACGCCAACAGCACTAAAGGTTGTGCTAGTTTTCCCCACCAAAAGATTACCGCTAGAATCAATGCGCATGCGTTCTGTGTTGTTAGTGCCAAAAATCATTTCGGCATTTTCATAGTTCCATATATAAGATTTTGCGTTTGCGCTTGAATCTAATGAAATCAACAAACCGTCACCAGTTGTACTTCCAGAGTTAGTTGTTTGTAGTCTTAGTTGTGTTTCAGACCCACCATCTAAATCCAAAATGCTTCTAGGCGAACTAGTACCGATTCCAACGCCTGTATCATCAATACGCATACGCTCAGTGACAGTACCTCCATTGTTTGAGGTCTTGAAAGTTAAAGCGCCTAAATTTCCAGAGTATCTAATTGATTCTAATTCACACGTTCCAGAAGTAGCATTACTGACTGTGCTGTGCATAAACTTAATAGATGTTCCAGATCCAGCAGAAGAAGATCCATTGCGAAGCTGAATCATAGGAACAACAGCGCCAGCACTTGTCTTTAGTATTTCTAAGGGTTGAGCTGGCGAAGTGGTCCCGATTCCAAGCGACTCCGCAGAAGCATCCCAGAAGAACTTCGCAGTCGTACCCGTGTCCTCGTAGAAGC